TGTCAAAAAATACTAAAATTAAGTAATAATTAGAGTTTAAACACAATGAGATTCAAAAAAGGAAATAAATATGCTGTGGGTAATAAAGGCGGAGGTAGAAAATCTAAAGAGGAAGAATTTAAAGATTGTAAGAAAATAATGAAAAAACAAACAATAGAAGAGTTAGCTAAGGATAAAGTATTCAAACAGCTTACTACTTTAGAAGGGAGAAATAAAAAAGACAGACAAGGAATTAAGGATATAGCTTTACCTGTTTATCTTAAGAGCCAAAAAGATACTTTGGAAATAACTCTTCCTAAACCTTTGTTAGGGGGTAAGAGCAAATAGATGGCAAGTATTACTAATGCTACAAACAAACTATTAAAGCTTAAAAAGCGTATAAGAGTTGTAGCAGGCGGGACAAGTGCATCTAAAACATATTCTATATTAATGATACTTATTGATTATGCTCAGAGTAGTAGAGGAAAGAAAATAGATGTAATGAGTGAGAGTTATCCTCACCTTGAAGACGGAGCTATAAAAGACTTTAAAGAAATAATGATAGATAGGAAATATTGGATAGATGATAGATGGAATTCCACTAAGCATTGTTATACCTTTGAGACAAAGAGCGTTATTAAATTTATAAGTGTAGATAAAATAGGCAAATCCCGGGGACCAAGAAGGGATGTTCTCTTTGTTAATGAAGCCAACAACATTGATTATAGTATCTTTGACCAGTTAAAAGTTCGGACTAAGGATGTTATATGGATAGACTTTAATCCTACTCACGAATTTTGGTATTATACTGAGATTAAAGATAGGATAGACCACGATTTCATTACTTTGACTTATAAGGATTGTTTAAATGTTTTATCTCAGAACATTATAGACGATATAGAAAGCCATAAAGGAAACATTAACTGGTGGAAAGTATATGGGCTGGGAGAGTTAGGCGATATAGAAGATAGGATTTATACTGGCTGGCAAATTATTGATGAGATACCACACGAAGCAAGATTAGAAGGTTATGGGCTTGATTTTGGTTATAGTAATGACCCTACGGCTATTGTAGAAGTATATTACTATAATGGAGGATGGATATTTAATGAAAAGTTATACCGAAAAGGAATGAGCAATAAAGATATAGTTGACTTTTTAAAAACTTTGACTGATAAATTAGTTATAGCTGACAGTGCTGAGCCAAAGAGCATAGCTGAAATAGCGGCTTATGGGATAAATATTCAACCTTGTAAAAAGGGTAAAGATAGTGTAAGAAATGGAATACAGTTAATTCAAGACCAGCCTATAAGCGTTACTAAGGGTAGTGTTAATCTTATTAAGGAATTTAGGAATTATCTATGGGCAAAGGATAAAAATGATAAATTAATTACTCCTAATCAACCCATTAAGGGCAATGACCATTGTTTAGATGCAATTAGATATAAAATGGAAACTTTAGGGCGTTTAAAACAAGAGAGTAGTTACTGGGATAGAGTTTTTAAAGAGGAGTTAGATATCAAAAAAAAGAAATTTCATAAAGAAAGATAATATGAATTATAGACAACATCCTAATCTTATAAATGCCAGAGAAGCTTTTGCACCACAAGTCAAAAAATTAGAACCTAAGGTTGATGTGGTTGTCAGTAAAATAGTGGGTAAAAAAGTGTTTACTAGAGACCCAAGATTAATAAATTTAATAGTCAAATGGAAAAAACAGAAAAAGGGAGGAGAAGATATGCCTGATAACTTTTTAGAAGACCCTAAAAAAAGAGAGGAGTTAAAAAAAGCCCTTAATGTATCACTATGAACAAATATAATTCAGGCAGATTTAATGTGATTACAGGCTTAAGGCGTAGTGGAACATCTATGTTAATGTTGTCTCTTAGGCAGTCAGGTATACCAACAATCGGATTTAGGTATTCAATGGATAAACTTGAGGTAGAAAAAGACATTAAAATGGGTAATCCGACTGGATTTTGGGAAGTGGGTATAATCACTAAGGAACGGGGTTTGCCGCCTGATTGTGGTTGGATAGGCTTGCCTGGTGATATAATTAAGGTAATGTGTGAGTGTTTATATAAGTCAGAGGCTAAAATGGTTAATAAAGCAGTTATAATAATGCGTGAACCAAGCCAGATGATGACCTCAATTTTAAAATGGAATGACATAAAATTTAAAGATATGTTTATAATTAATACAGCAATGGATTTAATAGACAGTATTGGATTTTTAAAATTTAATAAAAAACAGTTTATTTTTACTTTTTATGAAGATATACTATCCAACCCTAAACAAGAACTAAAAAGGATTTGTAATTTCTTAGGCAACGGACAATATTTTAAGGGAGCTAAGTGGATACAACCAAAACTTAATCGGTCAAAAAAGAAAAAATATTCAGAATTACATTATTTAGAAACTATTTATAAGCTTGCTAAACAAAATAAAGTTAATGAAATAATAAATTTTCAATTAAAATTAAAGATACGAGGGCAGGAATTGCTTAAACAATATGGTTGTGAAGACCAATCTTTTCCTCGCTTAACTAAATGATAAAAATTGAATGTGATATTTGTAAAACTCAATCACAGCCGCAAACTGATAAATTTTTTTTTGAAGCATCGCTTACCAGAGAAGATGCCAATATTCTTTTAGGAGAAAACTTACAACCACAAAAAAGAATAATTAAAACTACAATTCATTTGTGTAAAAAGTGTTTTAATAAATATTTAAATAAACCTTTATATGAAGAAAAAAAGAAAAATTGAATATTATAAAATAGAACTTGAAATTTTAAAAAAGATTTTTATGTCTAAGGGTGAAACTATGTTTGAAGCTTTGACTAATTTTGGTTTGGATTGGAACGAAATCAAAGGCAAGGGGATAATACGAATTAAAAAAGGAAAGCTAAGTTATGAACATATATTTAATATGGCAGTATTAAGACGGATTATGGTTAATAAAACAGCCAGAGAATACTGGGCAAAAAGTTTAAATCTTCTTTTGCAGTCATCTAAACAAACTAATATACCCGAAAAATTATGATAAATATTTTTGATTATATTGAAGACCAGAAAATAAAGTATGAAAAAGAGATTGAATTAGAAGATGGTTGGTCTTGGAATATGAAACGTCATTTGCGAATAAGTTCTTTGTATTTGAATTCTCAATTTGATGAAAATAATGAAAATAGGGATTTACGGCCTAATAAAAATATAATTTTGCCGATTTTAAATGTGCAATTCAGGACAGAGGGTTTTGATGTTAAAGATATAGAGATTTATGTTAATAATCCTGATATCTTTTATAAATCCCTTTTAATTAAGAAATACCACGATAAATGGGCATTAGACAAACAAATAGACCGTTTTATAGACAGGATGGTTATTTCTTATTGTGTTTATGGCGGAGTATTGGTAAGAAATACTGGTGAAGCCAAGCCAGAGGTAATTAATTTAAAAAGTATAGCTTTTTGCAATCAAAGAAATATTTTAGATAATCCTTTTGGTATTTCACATAAATTAAGTTTTGCCCAATTAAGAGAAAAAGAAAAAGTGGGCTGGGGGCAAGATGATATTAGTATTGAAGATTTAATTGAATTAACAAAAAAAGAAGAAAAAGATGAAGTAGAAGTTATTGAAGTTCACGGACAACTGCCGAAAGAATGGCTTGATGATGAAGAAATAGCGAGTATGGAAGATACAGAAGAAGATATTAATCAAATGCAAATAGTTAGTTTTTATACGAAAGAAGATAACAGCAAGCAAGGAGTGGTTTTATTTCGCAAGCGAATGCCTAAATTACCTTTTAAATTTTTATCTCGTGATGAGATAGAAGATAGGGCTTTAGGTAGAGGTGGGGTAGAAGAATTATTGGAAGGGCAAATATGGACTAATTTTAGCGAACAAAAAGTTACTGAAATGTTAGATGGAGCAAGTAAAAATTTACATTGGACTGATGACCCTACTTTTAAAGCAAAAAACAAATTAGATGATGTAGAAAATAATGAAATATTAAAATTAGGAGATGGCAGAAAAATCCAGAAGATTGATACTTTTCCTACTAATATTGTGGTCTTTAACGATAGTATAAATAGATGGCAAGAACATACTCAAATTTTAGGAGCGGCTACTGACCCGCTTTTGGGTGAAACACCTACGGCTGGCACTCCCTTTAAACTTTATGAAGCCCAACAAATTGAAAGTAAATCAATGCACCGCTATCGTCAGGGACAAATTGCCGCTTTTATGGATGAGATATACCGTGATTGGGTTTTACCGCATTTAGCTAAAGAAGTATCTAAGGAACAAGAATTTATGAGCATACTTTCTTTTGAAGAAATGCAAAATGTAGTAGAGGCAGTAGTTGGTAAAAAAGTAAATCAATTTAAGAAAAATATAATTTTAGCCTTAAGAGGAGTAAATTCTGAAGATTTAGTAAGTGCTTATGAAAATCAGATTAGAAATGATTTAGCTAAAAAGGGCAATAAATTTTTCTTTAAAATTTTACAAAATGAGATGAAAGATATTGATTTAAAGGCTATGACTAATATAGCTGGTAAACAAAAGAATTTAGCCTTATTAACCGATAAGTTAGTCGGAGTATTCAGACAATATATTGAATTAAAATCTAAAGGAATTGATACTACTGAAGTTGATAGTTTATTAAATACTATTTTAGAAAGTTCTGGTATATCTCCTTTAATGTTTAATTTTTCATCAGCTCAAATAGCCCAACCACAAGCCCAACCACAAGCGATGGCTAACCAATTAATGGCTAATCAGCCTGTTAAAAGATAAATATGGATAAAAGATTACAAGAACAATTAGAAATAGTAGCTAGTAATGAAAATACTTTGCAGGCTTTGAAATCTGTTTTTTTTAGCAGTATTGAAAAAGAAAAACCAATTATTAATGAAACCGATAATGATAATTTATTAGGGCAGAAATTTCGTGCTTATAAAGAGGCGACAAATATTATAGATAAAGCTTTCGTGGAAATAGAAAGTTATAAAAAAATTAATGAAAATAAAAATGATTTTCATAAAGAACGTTAATTAGTAATTAAAATATTATGAAAAACTATCTAAAAATCTTAATCGGTTTGGGGATACTTATTCTGACAATGGTCGTAATAATCAGTTTAAATATTCCTAAAGTAGATGTATCTTTGGGCGGAAGCAGTATTAGTTATCCTAACGCTTCTTCATCAGTTTTTACAACAACCGCTGGGGAAGCTACTATTGTTTTAAAAGCTAATGTAGGTAGGGGAATAGCTATTTTTCAAAATACAACCGCTACGGTGGCTTATTTGGCTTTTCACGCTACTACATCACCAGCTTCTATCCCAGTATTAGAAGATAGATATTTTATTGTTCCCCTATCAGCATCTGGCGGGACTTACGAAATAAATGAGGATAATCCTTATACAGGACAGGTAATAGCCTCTAGTTCTGCTGCGGTTACTATTAGGGTAACTGAAATTTATTAATTAACATAAAACATTATGTTGTATAACAAAAAGCTTCCTTCTTTAGCTGATAAGATTATTAAGCAAGAAGAAGCAATACAAAAAGAGGTAAAAAATAAAAAGGAAAAAAGAGTAAAAAGAAAAGTAAAAATAAGGAAGAAAACAAAAAAGGTCGCTTCCTTATTAGTTAAGAAATCTAAGAATAAAAAGTATGAAAAAAAGAAAAAATAATGGGATATTCTACGTAGTAATCTCATTAGTTGCTATTTTAGGAGTGGTAAGTTTCGCAGTTGCTTACTCAATGTCTCAAAATGTTAATGTGAGCGGAGATTACAATTATTATGAAGCAGAGGGGCAGGAAGCTCCAGAGGTTAGTTTAGGCGGAGCAGCTGGACCAGATAAATATGTTCAACAACATTTTATTGATGGTTATACATCT